CCCTACGTCTCCACCAAGCACATCAACTACACGTTGAACGGCGAGCAGGAGTACGTGAAGGACACCGACGAGTACATCGGCATCGGTCTGTTCCAGTACCTGCCCATCCAGCAGCACGGCCTCGTTCGTCAGACGGTTGACGCGACAAGTGCTCAGGTGGCCAAGCAGAACAAGACGGTCATCGTCTTCTCTACCGAGATCAGTATCACCGAGCTCTCTGGCAAGGTTAACGGCGCAAACGGCACTCCGCAGGCATTCATGCTGCTGAAGGTCGTGAACCCCAGCAACTAAACTCTCTCGCGTAGCAGGTTCATAGTTCCTGTATTCAGGCGGGTGGCTCCGATGCGACAGCAATAGGTTGTCTGCCCGCCTGATTTACAAAATAAGCAGCAATATGAAGCAAGTTGACGAAATCATCTACGACGCTATCACAGCCGACGAGACGCTGATGGCCCTCACGGGCGGTCGTGTGGTCTCGACGTGCTTTGAGGTTCCGCCTACCGAGGACGATAATACGCCAGTTCCCAATATCATCATCACAGACGACGGCTTCCAGGCCGAAATTTTTACGAAGGATGACATCTGGGACTCGGACACCGACCGCGTGCAGGCGACCGTCGATATTGCTGCCAGCAGCCCGGCAGAGGTGAAGCAGCTAGTGAAGGCTGTCCGAAAGGTCGTGAACGACTACATCCATACGATGTATGAGTCGGGCCAGGACATACCATCGCTACAGTCGCTTACTTCCGACGGCGTGCAATGGGACTGGATGAAACCATGCTATTACCAGAAATTATACTACACCTGCGACTTGGCCGTTGACCTCGACGCAGACAATACGGAAGACAATGAGTAAGAAAGACAAAGCACAAGAACAGCAGCAAGCCACCGTGCCCGTCGATTCACCGGCGGTGACTTTGTATGACGTACTGAAGGATGCTGAAGGCGTGACCGTCAGCGACGACAAGCGACTGCGCGTGACCGCTGCCGACAAGGAAACGCTCAAAGCTCGTGTTACCACTGTGCAGTCGGCATTGGCCGACGGCTATGATGTGACCGTCAGCCCCACTTATGGCGACGCGGCTGCTCTCGGCTGCGTCTGGAATGATCTCGTAGCAACACCTAAAAAGTAGTAGAATATGGCAAAAGTAAAAGGCTACCAAGTGACCGTATCTGGTGTCTCTGCCGGTACTGAGCAATCCAGCTCATTGTCGGTTCAGAATAACATCCAGGAGGTCGAGGTCAAGGACGCCACCAATCCGCTGTCACCGCCACAGGAGGTGACGTCGGCGCAGTGGAATATCCAGCAGACCGTCAAGCTCGATAATGCAGCAGGCGTGAAGGCACTCATTCAAGCCGCTGTTGGAACCTCTGCCGTTGCAGTCTCAATGGACGCTGACGGCGCAACCTTCTCAGGCCAGTCGCTCATCGGCGACCTCTCGATTCAGGCACCCAACCGTGGCAACATTACCGCTCAGGTGCAATACCAAGGAACGGGCGCATTAACCAAGACCACTTAATTCCGTATAACCATGTCACAAGCAACACAAGGTCAGCATTTGCGCCTCCAGTTTGGCGCAGCAGCAAACTCGAAAGCGTTTGCAGCCTACTCTACCGACTTGACGTTCCATGTGTCGAACACCTTGGAGAACTCGACCACCAAGGACACTACGGACACAAGCGGTAATTGGATTGAGCAGGAGAAAACGAAGCACAACATCGACGGCTCCATCGTAGCCATCATGGACGAAGGCGAGGCTCAGAACTTCACCGACGCATCACAGGCTGGCGAGCAGGTGTGGGAACTCGACTGGGTATCAGGCGAACAGAACCGCGTCGTTTCGACGAAGATTTGCTCCGGCGACAAGATGCTTCTCTCGAACGTTGAAATCTCAGCACCACGTGACGGATTCTGTCAGCTCACTGGCAACTTCGTCATCTTCGGTGCCATCAGCTTCAACTAAACTTATACGCGCCTGCCGCTGTCTTGCGTCTTCATCTAAGCAAGCAGCCGGTGGGCGTTTTTCGTTAATCAGTGCGCTTTGCGGTTCTGCCGCAAAGAACAAAAAAGGAACTATGAAACTATGATTGCAGAAAAAACCATCACCATTTGCGGCAAAGACGTGCGGATGCGCTACTGTGCCGCCACAGAGACAGGCTTTGAGAGCCTGTCAGGACGAAAGATTGACGTCTTCACGTCCACGCCTACCGAGTGGGACACCGACGGCAAACCCACGAAGTTTGATCCACCGACAGCCACCACCGAGGACTACCTGACACTGTCCGTTGCTGCCATTGTTGCAGCCTACGCCCGCAACAAAGAAGAGACACCCGTGAAGTCAGAGGACATCCTCTACGATGCCACACCACAGGAAGTCAGCAACCTGCTTACAACCGTCGTTCTCCTCCGTGTGGAGTGGTATAAGGTGCCCGACGTGGTGAAGCCCGACATGAAGCCAGATACGAAAGGACGACGTTCAAAAAACGCCCAACCGCCCACGACCTCTTCCAAGAAGTAGTGGGCGAGATAGGTCGGGACCGTCGTGAGTACCTGTATGACATGTCCTATTGTGACATCCTATTGATACAACGTGGCTACCGACGGCGCAACATTCTTCAATATCAGCTCCAACGCTTGCAGGCTTTCGGCGCGTTCTTCTGTATGAGCGGAACAACCAAGACACCCGAAGACTTCCTACCGCTCTACGTTGACCGCTACATCGAAGACGACGACGACTTCGATCTGCCGACATCCGAAGAGATTGCAGCAATAGTGGCCGAGCAAAAAGCCTTCAACGCACAACACCAACAAGCCGAGACCCAGCCGTAAGGTCTCGGTTTTTTTATTTATGGTAAACCCACAGCCGCTTTTTGTTCGGATATAAAAGAATAAACGACAGAAAGTATGAAATACTTATCATTGGATTATATCAAGCAGCACTCTCGCATCGATTACGACTGCGAAGACGGACTGCTCGAACTGTACGGCGATTCGGCGGAAGAGACGGTCGCCCAATACCTCAATCGGGGTAAGACGGTAGACGAAATGGTGGCGGACTTGACAGAGGTGTACGGGCATGTTCCTGCACCGATCTATCACGCAACGCTGATGCTTGTTGACATCTCGTACCAGTACCGCAGCCCTATCAGTCCGACGAACGTGAGCGTGGTGCCGTACACTTTCGATATTTTGGTGAAACCTTATATGAAACTGTAGCGATATGAATACAAAGAACATTATACCACAAGGGACGCTGGCGAAGTATTTGATGACTTTCGACGAAAAGGGGTTGTTTGATCCTGCCACGATGGATTTCAGATTGGAGCTAACTTGGGGTTATCGGCAGACCACCAAGACGATTCAGAAGGCCGACATGCTGGAAACAAACGACGGTTATCTGTTTGATCTGAATACAACGGGCATCGTCGGCAAGGTGCTGGCAAAATGCGTCATGATATTCCCGGACACTGATGTTGAAGGATCGGAACGCCCGGAGGTGGATGAGCAGTGGCTATGCTTCGTGACCTCCAACCCGTGCCCGAATGTTATTTGCTGTCCCAAATGCGACGGCAAACACCCCGTGAGTTACCAACGTGTCGATGAGAGCAACATCGGCGATAAGTACATGAGACTGGTTGATATTTACGACCGTCCGCTGCTGACATCGGATGATGAATATCTCTATGCGCTGCGTGAGGTGGCTGAGCAAATCAATGAATTATTAAATAGTTAAAAACAATACGACAATGGCAGATTACAGATTGCAACAAACAGGTGAGGTGATTCAGGAACGGCTGAATCAGATTCCATTGAATGCGGGTGATATTCAGCATCTTCAGAGTGAAGTCACTCAGTTTTTGAACACTCAGCAGGTGCAGCAGCTCATCAACAACGCGCTGACGGGTTATTCGACAACGCAGGAGGTGGCTGCGGCTATCCAGTCGGCTATCTCTACAGCGTTGGTGTCTTATCCGACTGCGGCGCAGATGAACGCGGCCATTCAGTCGGCCATCACAACGGCACTGACTTCGTACTCGACCACGCAGGAGATAACGGCATCTATAGACGCAGCCATCAGTACGGCATTGGCGTTGTACTACACCAAGACGGAGGTGGACAACAAACTGGCACAGAAGCAGAACACGCTGGTGTTTGACCTGGCACCGACATTGAACTCATCAAACCCCGTGACATCAAACGGTGTGAAGGTGGCCGTTGACGGAGAAGCGACGGCCCGCGCAACGGCAGACAGTCAGATGATGACGCTTATCGTCAATCTTCAAACCGCTTTATTGAATTACTATCTGAAGACCGAGACATACAATCGTTCCGAGATCGATCAGTTGGTGGCTGCGGTTGGTAAGTTCCAGTCGAAGATCGTGTCTACGCTCCCAGAGCCGACACTCGACACGACGGGATGGATTTACCTTGTGCCATCAGACAATCCGAAGACTCAGAACGTCAAGGAAGAGTATATCACCGTGCTCGACGGCAGCACATACAAGTGGGAGCACATCGGAAGTACGAACATCGACCTGAGCGGCTATTCGACCACCGAGCAGATGAACACCGCCATCGCAACGGCTCTCCAGGCTTATAGCACCACCACCGAGATGAACACTGCCATTTCGTCGGCCATCAGCACGGCACTGGCTTCGTACTCTACGACTCAGGAGATGACAGCAGCCATCAGCAGTGCTATCACTACTGCACTTACCTCTTATTACACCAAGACGGAGGTGGACGCAAAGGAGAGTGCAACCAATGGGCGTGTGCTTTTCATCGAACGCGGACTTGGCAAGTATGATGATGTCCGCAACGTGACGCTTGTACAGGCTATCGCAGGGAAGTATGTCAACGTGAACGGTCAGGAAGTGAGCGCAAGCGGTTACGGCATATCGGCTGGGGTGCAACTGAATGCCGGCGACATCATGCTGGTGCCCAGTGCAAGTCCCGTGCCTGCCGACGTGAGCCTCTTTGCCCGCATCGTAACGCGTACCTATGACAAGGTAATCACTTATTCCTACACCTATCGTCAGGACTATCCCGAACTACCTGCAACGGCTACGGCTGACTATAATCCCGCACTGATCTACACGGCTCAGTACGACGAGAGCGGAGACACACCTGTTTTGACTGGTTGGGCGATGGGTGGTCAGACCTACACCACGCTGCCCGCTACTCGCACGGTGACGGAGAGTTACTACGAGCCGCTGATGAAGCAGGCGGTGGCTGCTATGCCTTCGACGGGCTATTACGTGTATCTCTGCCCCACAAGCATGACCATCGTGGTCAGTGGTTACACGGCAACGGTGAGCGGAGGTGTGGCTTTGGTGGTTGGTTTGGGTATCTTCAAGAATATCGCTACCAACTTCATCGGTGCACCTGGTCAGGCCGTCATCGCACAAGCATTCGCTCAACTGCTGGGTGAGATCGAAGGACTGAAGGCACAGCTCGACAACCTCGGAGAGACTCGTGCTGTCTGCATCAACTCGGAAGACGTGCCGAAGGTGCAGAACTACCCGATGATTGTTTACGGTGCCGGTGCACCATCAGCACCTAACGTGCCAGCTTTTATCGGTCAGAAGTATCTCGATACAACCAACAAGAAGGAGTACACCGCATTCAGTGTGACGAACTCCGTGAGCGATTGGGTTTTGGTGAACTAAAAATAAAGAAAGGATAAAGATATGGCAATCAAAAGTTATGCAAACAAGGCTGCCTACGATGCAGCCGTGAAGCCGACCATCGAGAGTCAGGTTTCGCTCATAGAGACGACCCGCGAGATTATCGTGGACGGTGTGAACGTGATTACATCCAGCCCCGTCGTGGGTGACCTGGTGTTCCTGAACGAAAGCAACGAGATAACCTACGTCAAGGGTGGCTCGTGGGTTCAGAAGGCCATCATTCCCAGCGCATGGGTGCACGTCGGCTACGTCTATCTGCGTAAAGGCCGAAAGGTAGGTGTAATTGATAAGGACACCGCCGACTTGAAATATCTCGACGTGTGTCAGTATGCCATCACCGCCATTAGTAGCACCACGCTGGCTATCAAGCTGCGTATGAGTCCCGACTATGCCGTTGACACCACCGTGGACGTGACGCTGACATCGAACGCTATCGACGCAACGAGTGCCGCAGAGATTTCCGCTGCTGTTGCTGCGAAGGCTGCTGCCGTGGGTGACACGAAGGCATGGTGGGCGTACCTGGCCGATGCAGAGGGTAACAAGGTGGAGAGTAACGGCACGCAGATTATCATCCAGTGTGATACGTGCGTGGACTATCGTTTCTACAACGTCAGCGCGACGGGTTGTACCATCGCGCACATCACTTGGGGTGACATGCCTGAAAACTCTAACTACTGGCGTGGCGAGCGCGGATTCTACACGAACTACTGGGGCGTAATGAATATCGCTCGCACTAAGGCGTGGGCAACAGGTAACGGTCGTGTACCGTCTGCCAACGAACCCGTCGGTCCCCGTGCCGGTAACGATGCGCCCGTGAAGCCTTCAGAGTTCGAGAGCTCTCAGTATTGCGCCGACCTGCGTGCGGCGTATAAGACCTACGAGGAGTATCTGGAGAAGTGCTACATGGTTGTTTGTCCGCAGAAGTATGGTTGCTTTGCGCTGCCTGATGGTGCTGAGATGGGCAGACTGTATGCCAACAAGATGGCCCCGACGAAGGACGGCGGCACCAAGGCAAAGTTCCCTGCGCTGAACTACGGCTACAACCGCTCTTACGGTGTTGCTGGTTTGAACGTTGGCGACCTCCATCTGCCCGGCGTATTGGAAGGCACGGAGCTGATGAAAGATGATTGCATCAACACCCTCGCACCGTCAGTAACCAAGATGGGTACAACCGCCATTAATAATAGCACGCCCCGATGGTTTGCCCAGAGGTACAGCGTCTACGGCGCTTGGCTCTTCGGCGGCTACGACGGCACCCTCGGCTACGGCTACGTCACCTACGCGGGTCGTTGCCAGGCTGTCGCGCTTTTGAATATTGATTAAAAATAAATGCTCCCGTGCCGTCGCGATAGCGCGGCACGGGGCTTACTCTTATGGCGAAGATATACTCCAACTACGACGAATACTTGCAAGATGCTTACGAGCAGCAGTCAGACAAGTATGCAATCGAAACAAACAGTAACAATGAACGAGCACAAGAAGCCACGCGGAAACAAGGCGCACAATGACAAGGACTCGATTCTGGCCGACGCCAAGAATCTTCTTTATATTTTATATCCCGCCATTCAGCGCATGCCGAAGATAGAACGGATAGAAGGTGCGCCGGTAGAGATGAAACGAGCGACTCAGAACATCATCCGTCATTTCTCTATCGCAAAAGAATGCCAGGAGGTCCGTCAAGAACACATCCGCGAAATGCTTGGCGAGTTCGGCATCTTACTGGCGAATTTCGAGTTGTGTATCACGCAAGGTTTGTTGACTGACAAAGACAAACTTCGTATTGCCGTACAGTTGGAACGTATAGAGGAAGGTGTAAGGAAATGGAGAAATGCGGCACGGTCGCTTAAACGTCAGGAGCAGTTGCAGGTCGGTCAGCAATGACAAGAGGTGACTGTCAGATATGAATAAGGTAAAAGGGAGTCCGGCTATCATGTATAGCAGCATCAGATGTGACTCCGACCCGCACGAACCGATGGTTTGCCCAGAGGTACAACGTCAACAACGCTTGGATCTTCAACGGCAACAACGGCAACCTCAACAACAACAACGTCAACAACACGAATCGTTGCCAGGCTGTCGCGATTTTACTGATATTCTTATATTACGCTTTTATCTTAATGACTGAAGTTTTGTTCTTCGCGCTGTTGCTCAGCGTGATGTTCGACACCCGTCGAAACAAGCGTTACGGGCGTGATTCGATGGCCTTTGAAATGAACTGGCCACCGCTGCTTGTTCGCTTGATGCGCGAGCTCATGCAGAGGACATTCCGCATTCTCCACAACTACACCTTCCTCGTTTCCATACCCAAGTGGCGCGAGATATTCGCCACCGAGTTTGTCGGTCGTATCGTTGACCATATCCTTTGCGACACGCTGAAGCCGTGGATAGAACAGACGCTGCATCCACGAACCTTCAACAACCGCGAGGGCATGGGCTCGCAGGCAGCCATCAATCAGGTGATAGAAGACATCTGCGAGGTGAGCAACGGCTATACCGAAACTGCGTGGATTATCAAGTGGGATTTGGCTGGTTTCTTCCCGAATGCCGACTGCGACTATATGGAGTTGTGCTTCATTCGTGTGATAGACCGCTTCCATGACGAGATAGCCGAAAAATATGGAGCCTTCATGCCGTCATTCCTGAAATGGCTGGCCATGATAGCTATTCATTGTTGCCCTGCAAAACACTACGAGCGGCGCACACCCAAGTATCTTTGGGACGCGCACATCAAACCCGAAAAGTCTATCCTGAACAAACCCGACGGACAAGGCGTGCCGATTGGTCGTATGTCATCGCAGACAGGTATGGGATTGTATATCAATGACGAAGTAATCTGGTTGAATGAAGACTGCGGCATCCGCACCACGGTATTCATGGATGACGGCGTGATGATAGTACCCGACTGGCTGAAATCTTACGCGCTGTCATTACTTCCAGAACTACGGCGAAGGCTCGCGAAGAAAGGCGTGAAAATGAACGACCATAAATTCTACTGCCAGCAGCATTGGAAAGGTCTCGAATTTCTCGGTTCGCACATCCATCCGTGGAGCGTCATCCTGAATGATGTCACGTGGGCGCGATGTTTAGCAAGGATAGAAGAATATAACCAACTGTCAACGGTCGAGAAATACAGAGAACTCGACCGTTTTATTTCGACCGTAAACTCATACACGGGGCTGCTGAAGAACCGCACCAGCTACAAGCGCATCATGGTATTGAAGGGAGTCATTGCCGATGATTGGTGGCAGTGGTTGGATTGGGATCAACGCCGTCAATGCGTGGTAAGTAAACCCCAGTACACATTTCGCCAGAGATTATGTAAGAAGTACAAACTAAAATTGAAACGAATATGAAAAAGTACGAGATTGACGCGCTCGTCAACGAGCAACAAACCATCATCCTCGACCGTGAGGGTAAACTGACCAGTACCGACTACATCGCAGCTAAGATTGCAGAGGGTAAGGCTACCAAGGCCGAGTATGCCGACAAGATAGCCGAGCGTCAGCAGTGGCGCGACGACATCAACGCGGCCAAAGACGAGATTGAACGTCTGGAGGCTCTGGAGCCCGATCCTGAAGAAAAACCCGAAATGGAATCCTAAAGAATTATAATATCGGCTGAATGCTATTAAAAAGTTCTAACATTCAGCCGATATTTCTTGCAAATTTCGTAACTTTGGGGACTGAAAGGGGTGCAAAATTATTCTGGCACGCCGTTCAAAAAAGATTCCTTTTAGAAGTCGTGATTATCTTTTCCGTCCCAATCTGTATGTACGACGAATCCGAAATCTGACTGTGTAAACTCACCGTCACCATCCATAAAGAAACGGCCAGTGAACGTCGTTATGCGGTTGCGGGTGACGGGCACATTATCGAAGACGCGCTTACGGATCGTAGTACCGTCCATGTCAAGACCAGTCACTGTCATCTTCAGATAGCATGACGAGGCCATGTACGGAAACGTGAAGCATTGATAGACATGGATTCCGTTGGTTGCACGCTTCTCACTCTGAGTGCTCTTGGTGTTACCTTCCAGCGTTTGCGGGTTGAAGTTCGCTGACCCGCCTGTGTAGTCTATCCTGACGTGCGTCCAATTGACAGGCGGGTGTTCATCGGTAAAGCAAAACTGTATCATCGCACCAACGCGATACATATCCAACGAAAATTCGTCATAGTCGCCACCGATGGTAATCTGCGAGCAATGACAGAACGTGTCCGTTAGCTTCTCCCCGTCACTGGCGGTGAATTGTACGGACTCCGGGCTCTTGATCATGGCACTTCGTTTCGAGCTGTGACCAACTGCCACCACCCAATACGTGCCTGCCGTCAACTTTAGGCTCATGGTACAGAAGTCATCGTCAGTATTCTCCTGAGTCTTCACCTGGTCGAAGATTTTTTCACCGTCTGCGTCGAACATCTGGACGTTCAACTTGTCGAAGTAGTTGGCAGCACTCCCCCGTGTATTGTCCTTCGACACGGGCTGGAATGTAAGCAATACATTGCCGTCATCGGCATCAAAGTCTATCAGCGGCTTTTCGCAGGATATTACTGCCACACAGAAAGCACAGATAGTAAAGAAATAATATAGCTTTTTCATAATCTTTGTCTTTTTTAAATCGATTGCATCGCGTCAGAAATCAACCACATCGTATTCGTTCCAATCGTCAACGGTGAAA